CTTGACTTTTCTTGTTGTTATTATTGATGTCATGTATAGGATCTCCCAGTACTATTATAGCAGAAAAAAGTAAGAAGTCAAGACTTTATTATCTACGTATATTATTTATCAGGTTAAATAACTGGTAAAGGAAAAACTCATGCCGACCACTGAAGAAACAAACGCAGACGTGCTACGGGCAATTGGTGCGCCGACGACAGTTGTACCATCAAGCCCGGATTATAGTATATGGACTGGACAGTCACCTAAAAAGGATTATAGTGCCTTTACGGGGGGAACTCCTACAGATCCTGTTAAAGAAAATTTTCAGGAAATTGCCAAGTCTATGACAGATCTAGCGGTCCCAGCATCGATAGCTCCAGCTTCTATTAATTGGAAAGGGGCACCTGCTCGTGATATCAGAGTCAAGCTCTGTGTTCCTGATATGTATACAAAAGGAACATTAGGTGGAGGCCCACAATTTGGTAGCAGTAGACCTTTTGAAAATATCGGCGGCCCAGCATCGCATCCTGGTGGAATTATATTTCCTTTTACACCTACAATTAGTTACTCCAATCAAGCGGCCTATTCTAATGTAGCACCTACTCATTCAAATTTTAACAATTACTTTTTTAAAAATTCGCAAACCTCTGCAATACAGATAACAGGCAAATTTACTTGTCAAAATGAGTACGAAGGATCCCTTATCCTCGCAGTTCAACATTTGCTCAGAACATTAGTAAAAATGCGTTGGGGCGACGACGTTGGAGCAGGAACACCACCTCCAGTTTGTAGATTGATGGCGTATGGTAATAGTATGTTGCACAATGTTCCGGTTGCTGTGCAATCTTGGAAGATGGAATTGCCTGATAATGTTGATTATATTCAAGTAGGCGACGGTATTAAAGACTATGGTACTAACTTTGTGCCTGTAACAGCGCAATTAACTCTAGAACTAATTCCTGTGTACAGCAGATCAGAACAATTAAACTATTCCGTTGATCAATTCAATAAAGGAAAACTGGCCGATAAGGGATATCTATAAAATGACTAATCCAGCATACAGTAAATCAAGTCCTTATTTTAACACACCTCAGAAATCTAATTATTTAGATATAATGAATATTCGAGATATTCCATCATTAAAAAATGATACACAATTTACAGTAACTTCTCAATATAAACATCGTCCTGATTTGTTAGCCTTTGATATATATCAGAATGAACAACTGTGGTGGGTATTTGCGATGCGTAATAAAGATGTTATTAGAGATCCTATATATGATATGATTCCAGGTATTAAAATCTTTATTCCGCAACTTACGACTATTAATAAATCTCTAGGATTGTAATCCATGACCATATCGATTAGTCAGCTAGGGTTACTCAACAACTCAACAGGGACGTCATATTCGTCTCCTGGGTTTCATAATCCATTGAATGATTATAGCAGTTACAACTATGTTATTACGATGGCTATCGTAACAAAAGAGCAGGCAAACAGCAAAACATTTTTTCACTCAAATTCTAATCTCGAGTTTGTGATTTTAAAATCCTCGGGTAAAGGTACTAAAGGAATAAATCTTCCTAGTGCAGTATTGGCTGGGGAAGATGTTGTAATTTCTGAAGGCGATTCTAACGCATGGGGAAGTGAAGACACTACTGGAAAAGCAGTAACAGCCAGCGAGGAACTTACCGGAATACTTAAAGAATTTAATGCAGAGGGACCGGGAAGATTTGACTTCTTTGTCGAAAGCCTAGACATGAATGGCCCTCTTAGTGTGATTGAAGGAGCCACAGTACCACAAATAGAAATGACAGTAATTGAACCTTTAAGTATGGTAGGGTTCATGGAATCTGTTAGAATAAATGCATTAGCGGCTGGCTGGGAAAATCATAGGAATGCTCATTTTTGCTTAAGGATAGAATTCTGGGGCTGGAATGACACTACTGGAAAAGCAGAAAAAGTTCCTAACTCTTCTAGAGACTTTCATGTAACAATATCATCGGCAAACACATCAATAGATGAGCGAGGAACTGTACATAGATTAGGAATGACAAATCTAAACGCCGCCGGTTACGGTCTAGACGGTGAGGTTCCTACATCGATAAAGATGATGGGCAATACAGTTAATGATATGTTGCATAATCTAATGACATCTATCACTTCGGAGAGGAAAAAAGCCAACGGATCTGAAAATCCTGAAGTCTTTAATGAATATGAGATAGAATTTTTACCGTGGACGGGCCCTACTCCCGGCGAATTGCTTGAAAACAAAGACCCGGGCGGCTACTGGTGTAAAGTAAATCCAGATAGACTAAGATCAAACTCGTCTTTTGAGTTTGCACAGCCTAACAGTAATACTTCAAAAAATGCAATTAGATTAGTAAAACCAGCCGACGGTGCGGCCCCAGACCCTGGCATCGAAACTATAACAGTTAAATCTGGATCAAAAATTACTCAAGTTATCGAAGCATTGATACGAGACAGCACATATACTCAATGGTTCATAGACAATAAAGAAGAATTAAAAACTAAATGGAACGGTCTAGTTCCTTGGTTTAGGGTCAGCGTTCGAGTAGAGGCAAAACCTAAAGAAAACCTTAAAGAAAAAAGAACGGCTTATAAATTTTTCTATCAAGTGCGCCCATATTGGATACATTATTCTAAGCTCCCAGAAGAATTTGGAAAATGGGACACCAAGGAGATGTTACGAACGTTATCTAGAACTTACAATTATTGGTATACAGGAAAAAACGTTGATATAATATCTTTTAATTTTGCTACAGATTTTCTTTATTTTCAAGATCGACCTTACAGAATAGGCAATCAAGACAGGTCAGGGGCATCGCTGGCCGCGGCACCTAGTAATTCTTCGCAGAAAGAAATTGCAGATCAGATAGAAAAAGATAAAAACAACCCACAAAACACCCCACCTGCTATCGCAGGAACGGTTGCTGAAGTTCCTATTTACGGAAGCTCAAAGGGCGTACAAATAACCCCATACCAAGCTATTGCGGCATCGATACACGCACAGATCGTTCGTTCGAATACTATGCAATCTATGGATATAAAGATAATAGGAGACCCTTATTACTTGGTTTCTTCTGGGTTCGGCAATAGCGAACTTGATTTAGAAACGTCGTCACAGACTGTCAACGGTGAAGCCCCTTGGTTAGATAGAGCTATATATGTTTCTATAGATTTTAGAAGTCCCTTAGATTATCGATCAGATGGGTTTATGGAGTTTGGCCAAGACAAGATAGAACACTTCAGTGGTATATATCAGGTTAACTTTGTCAACTGCTCGTTCCGAGATGGCCAATTTACACAAACACTCCAGATGACTCGGTTGGCGGGCCAACAGCCTAATAAGTCTCCAGTTAAATCGATTCCTTTTATTAGCACTCCTAAGCCGGGGGATCAAACAACAAAGGATTCTGCACCAGCTTCTGTAAACAAGTTTGGTGCTAAGAAGCAGGTCGCCGACCTAAACAAAATTTTAACAACTACACCAAATTTTGGATTAGTAGGATTGATGAGCGCGGCCTCGGGCCTTTTCAACAAAGCAACGAACGCATTGCAGTCTTCGGTTAGACGAATTGATTCTGCTATCGCAGAAGGCCTAGGAGTAGTACAAGGAGTAGTGGCTCCGTTACAAACTATCTCCTCAATAGGAATGCAAATAGGGGGCTTAGTTGCAGTTGCAGATGCGCTGTTAAACAATCCCGGAGCTCCAGCAGTCGGCCAGACACTGACAGGATACAACCCGTATACAAACGGAATACCGTTACAAACAACTACGTTACCGGCTCCGAGTAGGACGGCACAGAATCAAGCTAATCAATATGCGCAGTCAAATATTATTTCTAGCTTTGTTCAAGACAACAACAATCTGTATACGCTAGAAACAAACTACCAAAATAATGTGATCACCGCTGACGGAAAAAATTACATCACAAATCCGTCTAAAGGTTCTAACCTAAATAATGTTGGACAAAAAACTATTGCCGCATTGAACGGTATTCCTACCGATCCTACAGCAATTGCCGCACAGCTAGGAATCGACCCTGCGCAATTTTCTGGACTGTCTGCAGATCAGCAATCTTCTTTGTTATCAAGATTACAAAAGGTATTTGCGTCTGTTCCTACTGACGCTAATATTCAAGGATTCCAGGCTCTTGGGCTGAGTTTAAAAAATGTAACAGGTGCAGGCATTGCAAACTTACCTGCATTGCAAGCGTTAACTACATCTCCTCTTGCTAATGTTAGTCAGTTTGATTTACAAAAAATTCTAGCAACAGGTGGAAACATTGCAAATCTACCAGGAGCGGCATCATTTGCATCTGTTGGTGCATTGTTAGCTCTCCTTGGTGGATCTAGAGGACAATCAAACGGAGTCAGCGGCGGCAATCCTTTGGTTGCTACACAACAAGTTGATAAATTCAGGAGCGCAACAGCCTTAAACAATGCAAGTTTAAATACTGCTGGATTACAGCCTGCAGAACAAGGCTTAGGATCAGTCGAATCAAATAATTCTAATGTAATACGAACAATACAAGGTATTGGCGGATATTATGTTGAAGCAAAAACTGTTAACAGTTTATACGGAACACAGCGAGCATTAAGCCCTTTAGACAAGCTGATGCTAACAAAGACAAGTTAATATATGACAATTAATACAACAGAATCAAAACATAAGTCACTTGAAGGTGTTTTTGTTGGACCCGGTCCTTACTTGGCTAGGGTTATAAATCATCTTGACACTACACTTATGGGCGGTCTTGAAGTTCTATTGTATGAAGGCGGCACCGCAGATAGCAATTTAAAAGAAGGCTCGATACCTGTATATTATATGAGCCCGTTTTGGGGATCTACATCTTCTGAATTTGAAGGAAATAATTCTGCAGACTTTAATGATGTACAAAAGAGTTATGGCATGTGGATGGTACCTCCTGATGTCGGTTCATGCGTGATGGTTATGTTTGTTAGAGGTATGGCTAATGCAGGTTATTGGATTGGTTGCGTTCCTGACACATATCAAAATCATATGGTTCCTGGAATCTCGGCTTCTCGAGAAGTTGCATTGACCACAGAACAAGAACGAAAATATGGAACTACAAATCTTCCAGTTGCAGAATTTTTAAAGCGTAGTAGAGATCTATCAGGCGGAGATCCGGATAAATTTACAAAGCCTGTTCATCCTTTTGCAGATCGTCTACTGGCCCAAGGACTTATTTTAGATGATATACGGGGAATAACTTCCAGCTCGGCTAGACGAGAATATCCGTCGGCGGTTTTTGGAATCAGTACCCCAGGACCAGTTGACATTTCAAAAGGTGCAAAAACAGGACAGATCGGGGCCGGCACAAAAGTAACTGCTTACGTCAGCAGAATGGGCGGATCGACATTTGTGATGGACGACGGTGACAAGCAAGGTCTTAACGAGTTAGTTAGAATTCGAACTCGTACCGGGCATCAAATTCTTTTACATAATAGCAGTGACCTAATCTATATTGCCAATGCCGCCGGAACTGCATGGATAGAACTAACGAGTCAAGGCAAAATTGATGCCTACGCCGCAGATTCTATATCATTACATTCTGAAGGAGACTTTAACCTACGTGCTGACAGAGATTTTAATATCGAAGCAGGCCGTGCTGTTAAAATCACCAGCGGGGAAACTATGCAGATAGAATCCGGAGCAAGTATACTTGGTCTAGCAGTTAATGATATAAAACTACAAACAAGCCAAGAGTTTCATCTTAGTGCAGGAACTGATATGTTCCTTGGAGCACAATCTGACATGCATATTAGTGCGGCGGGCGACAATTTATATCTGTCGTCAGGCGGCGCAACTAATATTAAAGCAACAACCGATATGGTGTTAGGATCTACTAAATCGATGGACATCAACGGGGGTACCGCAGTACAGTTAGGTAGTGCTGGTTCAATTAGTTTCAACTCCGATGCTACGATATCAATTGCCGCTAAAAAAGTTGTCAATGTATTAGGTCAAACTTCGTTGAATCTAACATCTCCTGATCTTAATATTAACGGTAATCCAGCTACAGCAGGACCTGCCCCCGGTGTTCCAACGCCTGCTACTATTCCGGATACACCAGATCCTCTTCCGAGATATAATTTGCCTAATAGACAACCGCCTGGCGCATGGGCCGACGGTGAATTTTATAAGGCATCAGATATTGTTACAATCATGACTCGTGTTCCTACTCACGAACCTTGGGAACACCACGAAAGCGTTAATCCTATAAGATTTGGTTCTGCCGCAACGGATGCAGAAAATACTGGAACGAATACTTTCTCTGGCGCTAATATTGTATACAATAAAAACCCGTCATACGCACCTCCTACTAAAACAGGTAATCTTGCAGAAGACAACATTGCGGCCTTCCTCTGGACTATTCGTAGAGCAGAAGGTACAGCCAGTAAAGATGGTTATAGAACACAATATACCAGCGCATTATTTGACGTTGAAAATGCGAGTCTACCTCCAGGAGTTAAAGCTCCTACTGGAACTCAGTTTTACAAAGGAGTTAAGTATTACGTATACGGTAGTAACTCATATGATCAAGACGGTGAAAGTTGGATTAATAGAAGTTACAAATATAAAGATCATCCTAGAGTTGTGCTTGGCCCGGCTAGACTTAGATCTAGTGCCGCCGGAGCATATCAGTTTATGCCAGACACTTGGGACACTTGTAAAAAAGCGTGTTCTTTGCCAGATTTTAGCCCAGCGAGTCAAGACAAAGCCTGTATATACCTCCTTCAAACTCGCAATGCACTTGACGATGTTAGAGCAGGAAGATTTTCGTCAGCGGCCTATAAGGTTAGAAAGATATGGGCCAGTTTCCAGGGCGCCGGTTACGGCCAGCGAGAAATTCCTTCTACTACATTAGCTCAATATTTTAAAGAAGGTGGAGGCACAGTTGTTGCTTAAATATACTCATGCCATATAAAAATATTATAATCCAGCCTGCAAATTACAGCCTGCAAAACAAAGAACAAACATCTCAGTTCTATGTAGGATTTTCTACACAAGATCCACATTCGAGAACTGTAACGATGTACGACTTTGATGTTGTAAAGCAAGATTTATTAAATTATTTTAATACTCGACAGGGCGAACGAGTAATGCAACCTGGTTGGGGAACTATAATATGGGACAAACTTTATGACCCGTTCACTGACGAAGTAAGGGCTGAAATAGAACAAGATATTAAAAAAATTGTAGCATCAGATCCTAGAGTTAGTATTTTGTCAGTAACAGTTGCGGAAGCAGATTTTGGCCTAGTTTTAGAAATCAATCTTAGATTCATACCCACAAGCCAATCTGATGTAATGCGTTTGAATTTTGATAAACAAGCCGGTTTATCCCTACAATAATCTACGTAGTTTATATTACTAATAAATATGTTATCCAAATGGCATAACATATATGATACCAGCAACTAACTCAAAACTACTTGTCGCAGAAGATTGGACTAAAATATACCAATCTTTCAACAATGCAGACTTCAAATCTTATGATTACGATACTCTTCGTCGATCAGCAGTTCAGTATCTAAGAGCAAACTACCCCGAAGATTTTAATGACTATATTGAAAGCTCTGAGTTTATTGCCTTAGTAGATCTTATTTGTTATCTAGGACAAAATCTAAGTTTCCGCGTTGACTTAAATGCCCGTGAAAACTTCCTAGAAACCGCACAACGTCGTGATAGCATTCTACGCCTAGCACAGCTAATCAGTTATAATTCACGTAGAAATACTCCTGCCAGCGGCATTTTAAAAATCACTGCTATTAGTACATCTGATTCTGTTATAGATAATAACGGAACTAATCTTGCTAATCAAATCATTAGTTGGAACGATCCTTCTAATAACAATTGGTACCAACAATGGATCCTGGTTATGAATTCTGCAATGCCATCTGGAATGGCATTTGGCTCTCCAGCCTTGTCAGATACGATCGAGGGCATACTAACTGATCAATATAGAATAAACACATCTCAGACTGGAACTCCTACATATACCTTTACTAAATCAATTAGCGGAATAGCTATGGGATTTGAATTAGTAAGTTCAACTTTCAAAGATAAAAATTACATATACGAAGAAGCACCATTACCCGGTAGACAGACTGGTATAATTTGGAGAAATGATAATCAGGGAGCTGGTTCAAAGAACACAGGTTTCTTTATGCATTTCAAGCAAGGATCTCTCAACAGCACTTCATTCTCGGTTGACAATCCAGTTCCAAATGAAATCGTTGGCATCAATGCTACTGATATTAATAATGATGATGTCTGGTTATGGCAACTAAATGCAGACGGCACTTATAATAAAGAGTGGACCAAAGTTGATGCTACCGTTGGTAACAATGTTATCTATAATAGTTTAAATTTAAACACGAGAACGTTATATGCTATAACTTCTAGAATTAATGATCAGATTGATTTAAATTTCGCAGACGGCAACTTTGGTGATTTGCCTAAGGGCGGGTTTGTTCTATATTACAGACAAAGCAATGGATTATCTTACACAATTTCACCTTCAGACATAAATGGTCTAGCAGTAAGAATACCTTATGTGAATACTGCCGGTCAAGCACAAATTTTATCGCTTACTCTAAGTTTACAATATTCTGTTTATAACAGTTCACCTGCAGAAACAGATGCATCAATCAAACAAAAAGCTCCACAGAATTATTATCTACAAAATAGAATGATAACTGGAGAAGATTATAACATTGGACCAGTTACAGTTGCATCTGATGTTATCAAAGTTAAAAGTGTTAACAGACAAAGTTCTGGAATTAGCAAGTATTTTGACCTAAATGATGTTACTGGCAGATACAGTCAAACAGACATATATGCCCAAGACGGAATCATTTATAAAGAAGATCAACAATTAAGTTTTACATTTACTTTTGAAAATCGTAATCAAGCATTCGGTATTTTAAAATCAAAGATTGAACCGTTGATTGAAAACCCAACGACTCGAAATTTTTACTTTGACAAATATCCGAGACCAGATTTATCGAACATTAATATCAGTTGGACCCTAGCACAAACTGAATCGGGACAAGTTCGTGGGTATTTTAAAGACAAGTACGATTTTATCAGCGGGGTTATAACACCACAACAAGTTGGATATTTCAGTAGTAATAACGCACAGTATATTACTGCTGGCGCTCTAATAAAGTTTCAACCTCCTGAAGGAAAATTTTATCTACCATCGGGAAGATTAACTGATCAAGCTGATTCTACAACCCGCACATATACCTGGGCCCGTGTGTCCTTGATAACTGGCGACGGCTCAAACAGCGGTAATGGATTATTGAATGACGGTACTGGTCCAATAGTGCTAACAGGATTTGTGGACGACGGATCAATACCTGTTGAAATAATTCCGCAGTTGGTAACAAGTTTACCCTTTGCTTTAGAAAATGAAATTGTAAATCAAATTTCAGGAAAACTTAATTTTGGTTTAAGTTTTGATAGATTGACCAGAGCATGGGCTATTGTCACAGATACGAACATTGATTTACAAACTAAGTTTAGCCTAATATATCAAGGCGATACTACTAATCAAAATGCTGATTCATCATGGATCGTTGCGTTTCAATGGACAGGATCTTCTTATACTGTTTTTTACAGAAAAACAAATTACGTATTTGAAAGTGCAGAACAAACTTCTTTCTTTGTAGACGATTACAAAAATAATTTTGATTATATTTCTAATACCACTATTAAGGATAAAATTTCTGTATTAGGTATTAATACAATTCCTAATCTTGGAAATACATGGCGACACGGCTCTGCAACTCCTCAATCATCTTTAGGATCTAACGGTGATTTCTATCTTAATACACTTAATGATGTTGTGAGTAGAAAGATAAATGGTACCTGGGTAGTAATACCTGCAGGACAAACTATTAACGAATTAGGAAAAGATCACCTATGGCAAGTAGATGAATCTATAGTTGAAAATGATGGATATGTAGAACCTAAAAAAGTGTTAGTCAGTTTCTATGACAGTAAAAATAACGGACAAATAGATGATCCTGATAGTTTTGCAATTATCACCGACAGTCAAAATCCCTTAGTACAAACAGGCTTCTTGGGAAATTTTGTATACTTTCAAACCTTGTCAGATGGTTCCAGATATCAACTATATGATGCCAGTAAATTTATTGCCTACCCTGACGAAAGTTATGTACAATCGCCAGTAGATGGTCAATTATATTATTTTTATTCAGCAGATATAATTAAGAAATATTCTTCTGCAAATTTAGATTATGAACTACAGCCGCAGTACTTTGCTCGTGCTGGTCGCAGTGGTTTAAAATTCCACTACGTTCATAACAGTGGCGAAGAAAAACGTATAGATCCTGCTAAGTCAAACATTATTGATATCTATATGTTGACCAAAGGATATGATACTGCTTATAGAATGTGGCTGGCCGACACTTCACAGATGGAACCTATGCCTCCAAGTACAGCTACGCTTGAAGACACATATAGTCAATATCTTGATCCTATAAAAAGCATATCTGATACAATCATATATCATCCTGCAAAGTACAAAATTTTGTTTGGACCAGCGGCCGAATTAAATTTACAAGCAACATTTAGAGCTGTAAAAAATCCTAATATTCCTATTAATGATAATAATTTAAAGACAAGAATCGTTGCGGCAATAAATGATTTTTTTGCTCTTGATAATTGGAATTTTGGCGATTCGTTTAATTTTAGCGAACTATCAACATACATTATGAATATAATGACTCCTGATATTACTAACTTTATTATAGTTTCCAAGAATGGTTCGTCGTTTGGAAATCTATTTGAAATATCATGTCAAAGTAACGAAATATTTGTAAGTGGCGCCGGTGTAACAGATGTAGAAATTATTACAGCGTTAACTCCTTCAAGATTATCTATTGTATAAGAATTTAAAAATGGCAAAAAAAACACGCAATGAATTAACAGACGTTTATAATTTAAACGACCCTAGTCACTCAAGAAAGACCAGTGACCTACTACCTGCCTATCTTCAAACAGATAAAAACGTAAAATTCTTATCAAGCACACTAGATAGATTAGTTGAAGTTCCTCGAGTCGAACGGATTAGTGGCTATGTCGGAAGTAAAATTACATCAACATACAATCCGTCAAAAGATCAATATATCGGTAGCGTATCAAAATTAACACAAGACTATCAGTTAGAACCTGGTTTAATTGTAAGAGATGAAAGTGATAACATAACACAAGCTGTAAGTTATGATGACTTAATCAATCAGTTAGCGTACTATAATGCTACAACAGATAATCATGATAAGATTCTTCGCCCCACTGTATATTCTTATGATCCTAAAATAGATCTTGACAAGTTTGTAAACTATACACAATACTATTGGTTAGAAGGCGGACCTGACCCTATAGAAATTACAGGAATACAGAAGTCTACTGTTAGCACATATACAGTTACTGACGGAGGAGCTACGGTTGATACTTTTACAACTGTTGATCAAAAAACAATCAGTAATACAAATAATGCAACTGTTTTTATTTTTACACCTAACGGCCTGACACCAGACCCGACTGTAACTTTTTATAGAGGGTTGACCTATGTGTTGAATGTTAGTTCAGTACACAATCTTTGGATCAAAACAGCATTGTCATACGGTCAAGCAGATCAATACTCTGGGGTACTTAATAATGGCACAAAAGATGGACAGATCATTATTACAGTTGATGATCTAACTCCGGATGTTTTATATTATGTAGCAGGCGATGATACTCGTGTAGCAGGAAAGATTGTTGTTAAATCTATACTTGAAAACACAGAACTAAATGTTGAAGCAGATCTTATAGGAAAGAAAACATACAACTCTGGTAACAATGTCAAGCTATCAAACGGCATGGTGATATTTTTTCCAGATAGTGTATTTCCAGAATCATATGCTGGAAAGCGTTGGATAGTTGAGGGAGTAGGTACTGCTATCAAGCTGATAGATTTTGACAGTTTACAAAATAGTGTTGATTTATCAAACAATCTCGATACCAATTTTGATGCACAGAATTTTGATCAATACCCATTTGATGATTTTAGAAATGCTCCTATAACTCCGGACTATATTACAATTAACCGCGCAAGCGTTGATAGAAATCCTTGGTCTCGTTATAATCGTTGGTTTCATGCTGGAGTAATTGCGGCATCTGCTAAGGCAAATGGTACACCTGCCGTATATCCGCAGGACAAACGTGCTCGCCGTCCTATTATTGAATTCCGTCCTAATATCAAATTATTCAATTTTGGTATAACATCAAAGACCAATGTCCATCTAATGGATACAAAGACTCCTGATGCATTTTTTGCAGTTGAGGGTAGTGCAGGATATTATGTTGATGGAGTATTATTAGAAGAAGGTTATCGAGTTATTTTTAATGCCGATACTGATTCTTTGATAAGAGGAAAAACTTTTGTAGTTAAGATAGAAACAGTAAACAATAATCAAATCATCAATTTAGTTGAAGATCTAACATCCACACCTTCAGTTGGTGATGCTGTTGTTACTGCGGAAGGAGCTACTTACAAAGGTTCTAGCTGGTGGTGGGACGGTAGTAGTTGGATACTTGCTCAACAAAAAACAAAATTAAATCAAGCTCCTGTTTTTGATTTGTTTGACCAAAACGGAATAAGTTACAGCGATACTACACACTATCCTGGAAATTTTTCTGGAACTAAGTTGTTTGGTTATACACCTGGAACTATATACGATTCTGTGTTAGGACTTGATTTAAAATATCTTAACGTAGCAAATATCGGCGATTTTCTTTTTACAAATTATTTTAATACAGATACTTTTTCTGTAGCATCTGCAACCGGTACATCAATAGTTCCAGTGTCGGCTGGATTTTTAAAAATATCAGATGGAACGTCGACAAAATATGCAAATGCTTGGGTTCGTTCGATTGATATTCCTATTCCTATTTTGCAATATCAGATAGTCGAAGCGGTAACGAATTCTATAGAAGTTAATTCTGTTGATTATCCTGGCTGGCAAACAGATTTAACGCTTGATGTATTTGTTAATGATATTAAAAAAATACAATATGTTGATTATGAGATTATTCCACAAAATCAATATTTGTTTGTGGTCTTTACTGCCAACTTAACAATTTTAGACAAGGTGTTGTTTAAACTTTATACAACAGCAATCCCTAATGCTAACGGAGTTTATGAACCTAGTTCTAGTTTAACGAATAATCCTTTAAACGGTCCTATTGCACAACTAACGTTAGCTGAATTTACAAATCAACTACAGTCTATCACTGAAAATGTTCCTGATTTTATTGGATCTGCATTAGGTTTTAATAATCTAAGAGATTTAGGCGAAGTTGCACACTATGGCAGACGATTAATTTCTCATATTGAACCATTGTCATTTGCACACTTTTTTATTGGCCTAAAAGAACATAGCGTTATTAATGCAGTAAGGAAAGTATCAGACGATTATCAAAATTTTAAATCTACTTTCTTAAAAGCAGTTAATGAAATTACTAATGCAGTAACTCCTCGAGATGCGGTTGATCAAATTTTATCTGCAATTAACGCAGGTAAGGACGTATTGTTTCCATACGGCTATTCCGATATGGTACCATATGGACAAGATTATGTACAAAGAACTTATACTGTAACAGATTTAAGAATTACAACCTATGCTCTTCCTTCAATTATTAACTTAATAGATGTTAATGAAAAAGCAGTAATAATCTATATCAACGGATCTCAACTAATGTTAGGAACAGATTATACTATTCCTAGCACAGATCCCAGCGTAACTTTTATTAAAAAGTTAACGCTTGGCGATACAATTGAAATACGAACTTATGCAACTACACAAGGTTGCTATGTTCCACCTACGCCGTCTAAATTAGGACTGTATCCTAGCTTCCGACCATCAAAGTATTTTGACACAACATATACAACACCCTCATTTGTAATCGAAGGGCATGACGGAAGCATCATGCAGGCTTATGGTGATTATAGAGATGATATTATTTTAGAATTAGAATTGAGAATTTATAATAACATAAAGTCATCTTCTGTATACACTCCGACTCTAGTTGATGTTAATTCTGTGTTACCTGGTGCATATAGAAATAAAGATTTTAGCTATAACGAAATTTTTAAACTTCTAAGTTCAGAATTTTTAAAATGGACAGGCTTCAATGGTGTTGATTACCGAACAAATGTAATTGCAGTAGAAGATCCACGAACATGGAATTTTAGAACATCTGCAACTAATCCTACTAACAATTTACAACTTCCTGGACATTGGAGAGGGATTTTTAAATATTTTTACGACACCGACCGTCCACATACCCATGCATGGGAAATGTTAGGATTTAGCGAAAAGCCAGATTGGTGGCAGTCACAGTACGGTCCAGCACCTTTTACTTCTGGTAATACACTCCTGTGGTCAGATTTATCACAGGGTATTATCCGTAGTGGCGATAGAGCCGGTATTGATTTAAACTATGCCAGACCAAATCTTTTAAAAATATTGCCAGTTACTGAAAACGGAACTTTACTAGATCCAGTAAGTATAGGCCTCGCACAGAATGTTATTTTCAATCAAACAAATGGAGAATGGGTGTTCGGAGATCATTCGCCTGCTGAAACAGCATGGAGAAGATCAAGTGCTTGGCCATTTGCTGTCCAATTATTATTGGCCCTTACTAAACCTGCCAAATACTCCAGCTTATTATTTGATAAGAGCAGAATTAAGTTTTCAGTTGCGGGACAAACCGTATACGGAGATAACGAACAACTATTAAAACTTTCAGATCTTGTACTATACAGAGATACAGTTGCTGGAGGAATACGGTATGCGTCTGGCTATAGTGTACTGATCATTGAAGCAGGCCTGCAAAGAAATTTAAATTATATTGATAAACTAAAGGCAGATCTTGCTGGTGTAGATTATAATTTAATGTATAAGGCAGAAGGATTTTTAGATAAAGATAAGTTAGCAGTACGTATCGATTCAGTAGATCCATCTAGCGTTAATCCAGGAGTACTGTTACCTTCAGAGGATTACGCAATCCAATTACATCAAAGTAATCCAATTTTATCTTTAGCAATTAGCGGCGTTATTATTCAAAAAAATCAAGGAGCATATACTATAAAAGGTTATGACTCTTTTAATCCTTATTTTAAAATACTAACTTCTGTCCATAGTTTTCAAGATACAAAAGTTACATTAGGTGGAGCTTCTGAAAATTATGTAACATGGACTGAAAATAAATTCTATCAAACAGGACAACTGGTATCTTATCAAAATGATTACTATAGAACTAAACTCAGTCATACTGCAACTACTTCATTCAATGCTGATAACTTCCAACAATTATCTGAATTACCAATAGTAGGAGGAGTCACTGTTGCTAAAGCGACCAAGTATGAAACTACTCCAACTGTTATATCTTACGGTTCGACTTTGCTAACAGTACAAGATGTCTACGACTTTTTAATTGGCTACGGAAGATATTTAGAAACTCAAGGATTTGTGTTTGACTATTTCCAATCAGACATGAATTCAATTCTTGATTGGGACTTCTCTACAAAAGAATTTTTATTCTGGACGACACAAAACTGGATAGACGGATCTTTGCTGGTACTAAGTCCTTTTGCTCAACAAGTTAAATTTAGAACAGTTGACAGTTCAGGAAACCAAACAGTATATGGAATAGTTGATGACCTAACAGACCCTTATTATCAATACAACTTATTAACTTCGGATGGTACAGTATTTCCAAATCAACAGTTTACTTTATCGAGAGAAGATAATGAATTTGTAATTGAATCTTTATTACCTAACACAGGTTTTTATTTTGCTCAAGTTAATATTGTACAAAAACAGCATGCGGTTATTTTTAAAAATTTCAGTATGTTCAACGACATTGTTTACGATAAAGAAACTGGATATCGTCAGCAACGTATTAAATTAACAGGATTCAGAACAGCTGAATGGAACGGTGGTTTTACAACTCCAGGATTTATATATGACGAAGCAGTTGTAACCGACTGGCAACCATACACGGACTATGCACCGGGCGAAGTTGTTCGATATTCTGGAAAGTATTATTCGGCTATCATGAAAGTTGACGGATCTACAACATTTGATTTTACGTTGTGGCAAGGTCTTCTATCGAAACCTACACCTTCATTATTGCCAAACTTTGAATATAAGATTACTCAATTTGAAGATTTTTATAGTTTAGATATAGACAACTTTGATGTTGCACAACAGCGCATGGCGCAACATCTTACAGGCTACACTCCTAGAATATATCTAGATAACATTTTTGATGACAGAATTGCACAGTATAAATTCTATCAAGGGTACATTAAAGAAAAGGGCACCTCTAATGCTATTACTAAATTAGCCAAAGCCAGTCTTAACAACTTGCATGGAGAAGTTGAATTTTTAGAAACTTGGGCTTTTAGAATTGGAGCATTTGGAGGTTATAGTTCCTACAAAGAATTACAGATTAATCTAAATGATCAACAATTCGTCCAGAACCCTCAGATAATACAATTCACAGGATACTCTAGTACTAATAATGACTTTATCTGTCGTGTTCCGCAAAGCAAAGTTTTAATTGCGCCAGACGATTACGATTATAATAATGTATTTCCGACACTAGATACTAATTTTTCAGAATATATTTCTGAAATACAAACAGCGGGATATGTTCGTATTGATGATGTAACTGCTACTGCGTATAATGTTAATAGTATTTTGGACATAGGAGATCCTAACCTAATTGCAGAAGGTAGTACTTTCTGGCTAGGTTATAGTCCTACTGGTAGTTGGGATGTTTTACGATACACAAGACAGAATGTACAGATCATTCAAGTTGAAATAGAAGAACCCGGAATAAGCATTAGATTTACTACAGCACAACCGCACGGATTAGCAGTAGGCGAAGTAATCGCCGTTTCAAGATTTATCCCAGATCTTAATAAAGTTTACCTTGTTACTTCAGTAGACCCATCTCCGGCATCTGCTCCTGTAGGAACTACAACTACCGTTACAGCCACTACTGATGCCGGAACAATTACTGATACAACATTTATTGCAGGCGGAAAACTTAGTTTTACACCGTTTAGTGTAGGTCAACTCTTGACAGGAAACGGAGTAGCCGATAATACATATATTACTAAAGCACTAGGCAATAATACATGGACAGTTAGTGTATCACAATATATTACAGTTCCTACAGCAATTACTGGTACAATAACAGTTTATAATGCTCCCCCGTCGCCTCCAACGTCGTCATATCAGTTTATTGTTTCTAGCACATTAACTGCGGTGCCGTACTCATCGGACATTTATATTGGAATCGTTTCTAAATTTGTACCAGTTCGCTTTGGTAGTTTTGATGATTTACATTCTTTACCAAGATTAACAACAACCAAATATGGCGATAAAATTTGGGTTGACGATGACGGAACTGGAAAATGGGCTGTTTACGAAAAGATCAATAATTATTCTGCTACTGTATATTCCGATGACGTTAATAATAGAAATCAACAATATGGTTTTTCATACAGTACAGACGAGTCAACATCAACATACGTAGTTAGTGCGCCAGGATTTTTTGATGCAAACTATGGATATGGCAAAATATTTGTTTACAATAAAACATCCGTTAGAGATGTAAAAACAAACACACTATTCACATACTCATTAAAAGAAGCCGGACACGACTACTACCTGAGCACAATATCACCTGAGTTCGGTTATAGTTTAAAATACGATGCGGCTGATGATATAATTTTTGTAGGTGCGCCTGCAACAAGTCGAGTTCGAGGTGATGTGACAGGATCTGGCGATTTACGATTTGTAAATGATGCAAATAATGTAACATTATTTGATAGAAGCGGTATGATTAAAATTACTGCTATCAACAGAGTTACAAACTTGCCAGTGACGTTAGCGGCCCTAACTACTCCTAATCCTACTTCAAATGGCCGTTACGGTAACTCAATTGTAGTAAATTCTTCAGCAACTAACAAACACTTCTTAGTTGGTGCTCCTGGAGAGGGTGTTGGACATGTTTACAACTATAATATGACTATGGGACAGTACAACACAAGTACTGTAACAGTTTCTGCATTAACCGCATTGTCAAATGCTAATCTGCCAACAGGAAGTTATTTTGGTCAAAGCATCGCGGCAAATGAAGATCTCAGTGTCGTAGCAGTGGGTGCGCCGGGCGCATATACTGATACTGGTATTGTAAGAATTTATACTAAGAATTCTGATAATACATATACACCTTTGTCGTCCGGCGATATAACAAAAGATACAACAGGCCTAAAAGGTTTAATTAATTCCGGAGACTTGCTTGGTAACAAACTTGTAATGAGCAAGGACGGAGAGTACTTGTTCATAAGTAGCCCAGGAACACAATACGGCTTATACCAAGGTATGGTTAGCGTATGGCAATGGAATGGATCTAAATTTGCATGGTTACAAAACTTAACACAACCAAATAGAAATTCTAATACAGTCTTTGGGTTTGATATTTCTATCGATGACAAAAAAGAAACTCTAGTTGTTTCAAGTCTTGGCACACTAGAATTACAAAACATTACCTTTGATACCTATATGGGGCTAATGCCAAATGCGCTGGCATTGTATGGCACAAAGTACGTCAAAGATCCTACAACCGATAAGCGTCATGTAAAAACAACGTTTGATAACGGGTCAACTCGATTCTATAGTAACATAGAAGGTGCCGGATCTGTTAGCGTGTTTAATAGATATCATACATATTTTTCTTATGCACAAGATATACAATCAAATTCAATTACAGACGGAAGTGATTTTGGTTATTCAGTTACCCAGCTAGGCGGAAATATATATGTTGGTGCACCAACTTCTGATACACTGGCTGGAAAAAATAATGGCCAAACATTTATATTCCAAAAAATAGATACATCTCTAAACAGCTGGAGCCTATTACGACATGAAGAGCCGTTAGTAGATCCTTCAGTGATCAAACGTCTCATGATAATTGATGCAGATAAAGATACTATTACACAATATCTTGAAATATTTGATCCTGTAAAAGGATATATCCCCGGTACGGCTAATCAAGAATTATCATATAAAACAATAACCGACCCCGCCGTCTATACTCTTGGAACTGGAAAGATATCAGTTGATACTAATACCAATTGGACAGACGATCATGTTGGCGAGTTATGGTGGGATACTGGAGCGGTAAAGTACTATTGGTATGAGCAAGGCGATTTAGAATATAGAAAAAATCAGTGGGGTACAACATTCCCAGGAAGTGCTATACAAGTATATGAGTGGGTAAGTTCTGACTTATTACCTAGCGAATGGGCGGCAGTGGCTGATACCAGCAACGGATTGCTACGTGGTATTAGCGGCCAACCAAAATATCCTGATAACAGCGTTTTGTCTGTAAAACAAGTCTATAATACAGTTACCAATACTTTTAGTAATGTGTATTATTATTGGGTTAGAAATAAAACTACCCTACCTGTTGGATCTAAACAGCGAAGAATAAATGCACTAACAGTTGCAGGATTGATTGCTGATCCTAAAAATCAATTAGTAGAACATGCTACGATTTTAAGACAAGATGCTATAGCATTAGTTAATGTCAAGGATTTAATCAATAATGACTCAACAAATCTACATATTAATTTTGATAGATTAGCGAAATCAGCACCTCGACATACAGAATGGTTATTGTTACAAGAGGGTGATCCTTACAGTACACCTTCTACGATGCTAGAACAAAAACTAATAGACAGTCTAGTTGGATATGATAAAATAGGTCAACCTGTTCCTGACCCAGCTCTATCAGTACAGGAACGATATGGCATTAATGTACGTCCTCGTCAAACAATATTTGTTGACAGAATGGAGGCATTAAGAACCTTATTAGAATGGACTAATACTGTGTTGTTAGAAAACAGAATAACGAGTTTAAAATCAATTCCTAATCTTAAAATGATGGAAGAAATTCCATCACCTGAAGCAAATGTTTGGGATCAGATAGTTGAAACAGACTATCAATTAGGCCTCATCGAAACTAAGGGATTAAGCCAAGCGCAATTAGTATGTACGATTAATACTAACGGCGGAATCGATCGAGTAATTGTTGCCTATCCAGGCGGCGGGTATAACTATCTTTACCCACCAACTGTTACAGTTTCTGGAAACGGTTACGGAGCAGTGATTGAGACTGTACTGAATGACACTGGGCGAGTGATAGGTGCAAATATTATTAATCCTGGCCGCGGCTACACCGCAATACCAAAATTAATAGTTCGTCCATACACTGTATATGTACAAACAGATTCTGAAGCAAACAATATGTGGAGCAAGTTTGAATGGAATCAGGCAGAACAACTGTGGACACGTATCCATAGTCAACAGTATGATGTAACCAAATATTGGTACACAGTTGATTGGGTACGAGCAGACTATAATAAACTACAGCCAATTGCTTACACAATAAGTGATACATACGGACTAAACGGAATAACTGCTGGGATTGGCGACCTTGTAAAAATACAAAATGCTGGCGCAGGCCGCTATGTAATTTTAAGAAAGGTTGATAAGACAATTAATGTTGGCACGTTTGATGCTGATTATGATATCGTTGCCGAGGAACAAGGAACGATACAACTCGATTCTGCGTTGTGGATACCTTCGTTAACTGACTTTGGATTTGATGAAGTTGCCGCATATGATTCGACGTTCTTTGACCAAGCACCTGATGTAGAATTAAGCTACATTCTCAAAGCGATCAAAGATGATTTGTTCACAGGAGACCTAAAACAATATTGGAATAAATTCTTCTTCCATGCTGTAAAATATGCGTTGTCAGAACAGACAAATATTGATTGGGCATTTAAAACAGCCTTTATTGATGTTACAAATAAGGCGGGTTCTTTAGATCAACGACCTACATATAAATTGCAGGATAGTACTTTCTATGAAAAATGGATTGAAGAAGTAAAACCTTATCATACAAAGATTAGAAATTTTACAACAGATTATACTGCGTTAGATCCAACGCATACCTTTAGTACGGACTTTGACCTTCCTGCATATTATAATCAAACGTTGGAACAATTTACAACAATCAAATCTTATAGCGATCCGTTATTAAATTCGTATCCTTATAAATCTTGGGCAGATAATTTTTCTTATGGTGTAGGAGAAGTCCAAATAACCAACGGTGGGTCTAATTATATACATCCTCCTAGAGTAGAAATTATAACAGCGCCTGGCGATACAGGATACGGAGCATTTGCTCGAGCATACATTAGTTTAGGAAAGGTGTATGATATTGTTGTGCTTGATCCAGGCAGTAACTATACAGAAACTCCGACTGTTGTGTTAGTAGGGGGCGGAGGTAAAGATTTTACACAGGCCACAGCAAGAGCCCAGCTATACAACGGAAAAATTCGAACAACATCAGTAACGATGAGGTTTGATCGTATATCTTACGGAACAGAAATTGCAGATATTAACGCATCTGACTATTTTGTAGGTGATGGCGAAACTTATACTTGGCAGTTGACTTGGGTACCCCAAGCTGAAAAGAACACAATCAATCTTACTATAGACGGTTCTCTGATCTTAAATGATCGATACACTATTGAATATTATTCGGACTTCTTTACAAACGCCAGCGGAGTTACTGCTCTTAAGAAATTTGCAAAATTAGTATTAAATTTTGTTCCTGATAAAGAAAAACGGTTAGAACTAAACTATATTAAAGATATTAAATTGTTATCAGCAGTTGATAGAATCAACAATTATTATAACCCTGCGGCCGGAATGCCAGGTAAGGAATTAACACAGCTAATGAAAGGTATGACCTTTGGTGGTGTTAAAGTTGACACATTGCCGTTTAACTATGCGTCTGGATGGGATGCATTGCCGTTCTATACCAGTGCCTGGGACAGCTACTCTAGCGAATCTAATTATGGAGTAGTAACTGATCCATTA